ACAATATGCTGTAGAGCAGTCTAGATTATATGAGAAAATGGGAGGTACTTTAGATTATACTGAAGAACAATTAGTATTTGCCGCACTCTTTCATGATTTAGGTAAGATAGGAGATGGAGATCAACCAAACTATATACCTCAGACTGATAAATGGAGACAAGATAAGCTTTCGGAAATGTATACATACAATCCAGATCTTCAATTTATGCTAATTCCAGACAGATCTTTATTTATTTTACAGAAGTTTGGTATTAAAGTAGATCAAAAAGAGTTTTTAGGTATAAGATGTCACGATGGAGTGTTCGATAAAGCTAATGAAGCTTACTTTTTTAGTAATGTTGAATCATCTAGACAAAAAACCTCTCTTATCTCAGTATTACATACAGCAGACTTCTTAGCTTCTAAGGTAGAATACGATATGTGGAAGAGAAATGGAGGATCTTCTAAGCCTTCAGTACAGAAAACTAAATCAACAACAGGAAAGAGAGTAAATTCTTCACCAGGTTTAACTAATTTATTAAAAAATATATAATATGAACATTAATCCTACAGCTTTTTACATAATAGTTACTCTTTTAGTTGTTTTTTCCGGAATATTATCGTATATTGTCTTTAACCTATTAAGAAAGGTAGAGAAGTATGAAGATGTTACTATAGATCAAACAGCATATCTACAGAATATATCAAAATTAATAGGGGATTCACAAAAGCACCTTAAAGGTCTTGACGAACGTGGGGTTTTCAAGTCAGATGATGAGGTCGGTTATTTTTTTATACAACTAAAAAAGGTGCAAGACGAATTAAATCGATATATGCTCCCACAAAATTATGGCAAGAAAGAAAGCAAAAGCTAATTACTTTACTTCAGAGACTGAAGAATACATTAACAAGTATAATGAATCAGATAACCAAGAGTATAGAAACGGAATCTTTACAGACCACATATACTACCCCTTCTATAAGTTAGCTGAAAATATAATCCACACTTTTAAGTTTTATTACACCGATGTTGATCGGATAGAAGACCTCAAACATGAGGTTGTTTCTATGTTATTAGAAGAAAAGATTGATAAGTTCGATAAGAATAACGGAGCAAAAGCTTATTCATACTTCGGAACAATAGTAAAACGTTGGTTAATTAATTACAACAACAAGAATTATAAGAAACTTAAGAAGATAGGAACCTTCAACGAAATGGAAGACGGTTACGATACCGACTATAGAGTAGATGATGAAAACGCTATTACATTAGGCTTCTTCTTAGATATGTATGTAGACCAAATGTATGAGGAATTAGATGAGTTATTCGTTAAAGATAGTGAAAAGAACATTGCAGATGCAATCCTTACTATATTTAAGACAAGACAGGACTTAGATATATTTAAAAAGAAAGCTTTGTACATATATATTAGGGAAATGACAGATTGTGAAACTCCTCACTTGACTAAGGTAGTAAATAAACTTAAAGTAGAATTCTATAATTTATATGAAAAATATAATGAAGTAGGATTAATCCGCACAAAGGTACTTTAAATCTATTTATAAGAAAAGAACATGAGTACTGATAAAGAAATATTTAAAGGTAAAAGCCTTTCTGATCTTTTTGGTGAAATCTACGATAACTCAAAAGAAACGAAATCTCAAGTAAAAGCTCTCATAGGAGAATTAAAACCTCTTATAGAAAACATTGGTGATGCTACTTTGATAGTGCCTATGATTAAGGAGTACATGGAGATAGGAGTTAAGAATGATGACGCTTTAATTAAATTAGCAACAATCATTCAGAGGATAGAGATTGCACAAACTAAAGGAGATGGAAATGATCTATTTGATTTTGATTCACTTCAATCACTTTTAGAGGAAACTGAAGAAATACAGGAAGAAGTTGAAGCATCGTCTGATAAGTCAGAAGAAAAAGAGTAGCAAATATGTTAGATAATAACTACAGAGTAAAATCTCAAACAGGAGACCTAACCAATAGTGATAGAGGTGACTTGAACCCCGGTAGAGTTGTAGATGTTATCCTAAACTCAGAACATAAGTATTACGATCAATACGGAGGACCAGATTCAATAGGTGTTGTACTTTATATAGATTTAGCAGATGGAGTTGATACTTCCGATACAGGAGATGTAGTATACTCAGGTATAGCTTATCCGTTGAATAAAGACATTAATACCCTACCTGTAAAGAATGAAATTATACTAATACAAACCGGACCAGGTACAAATTTAGGGCAAGCAAGTAGTTACTCTAGAAAGTACTACCAAACTGCTTATAATCTCTGGAACCATCCACATCATAGTGCTTTCCCAACTGATATAGATCAAGAAGGAGTTAATATCGGCGAAGCATTTGACATCAACGATAAATTAGCCCCACTTCAACCATTCCCAGGAGATACAATAATTTCAGGTAGGTTAGGGCAGACAATAAGAATGTCAGGTACGGAGATAGAAGAGAATAAATTAACTGATGATTCTAATAAGGATAAACCTTTTATAGTAATAAGTAACGGTCAAAAAGAAACACAGAACGGATTCAGCCATATTATAGAAGATATAAACGAAGATCCTTCCTCCATATATCTAACATCAGATCACTCTGTACCTCTAGCACTAGCTAATAATAAGAGAGCTTCTTACGATAACAGTCCAGACACACCCTCTAAGTTTCAAGGTTCACAGCTACTATTTAATTCAGATAGAATCGTTTTAAATGCTAGAGCTAATGAAGTTTTAATATCTAGTCAAGAATCTATAGGACTTAACTCCAAAACAGTTAATATAGATGGAGAAGAGTATATGTGTATAGATGCTGATAAAATATATATAGGTTCAGGAGCAAGGAAGGCAGATGGAAATGCTAAACAACCTGTTATGTTAGGGCATCAGGTAGAAACATACCTCCAAGATGTAATAGACGTACTTGAAGGAATCGCAAAAGCAATGATGAAAGCAAAGACTGTTAAAGGAGATGCTATTCCACAGATAAATATGAAAGGAGCTTCCTCATTAGGAGCTTTTAAGTCATTAAAAAATAGAATAAACCCAAAAGGTAAATCTCTTTTGAAGTCAACTAAAACCTTTGTAGAATAATGCCGTGTAGTATACCACCATCAAAACTCGCAGAGTTTATAGCAAAATTTTTAGGTCAACTAGAAGCGAGAGTATATGCTCTAGTCTTAAAAGAGGTTTCAAAAATACAGCAAAAGTTATTAGGTTCTATCTGCCCACCCGTTGAAGAAATAGAAAAGATCTTAAAGGTCAGAGATAATCTTTTAAATGCAATAAATGGATTAGAAAAGAAAATAGAACCAGTAAAGAAATTTGCTGATATTTTAGACCCTCCTATCAAAGCAGGAAAAGTAACAGTAATGGTATTAGAGATGATGCCTATGCCAGGAACCATCGGTCTACCCCCTGGACCCGGAGGAGGAGTTATATTCTCAGTATCAGTCGGAGCACAAAATAGATTCGCACAGTTACTTAATTTAGCATGTCAGATAGTAGATATGCTTTATAAAGATCAACAAGCAATAAAAGATTTAACAGACTTAGGATTTTCAGGACTAGACCCATTAAAAGCAAAGTTAGAATCAATAGATATAAAGCTTTGGTCCTGTGTAGAAAACCTTCCACAAGAAGATAAAGATAGAATACTAGCAGGTATAGAAAACCTACCTTCTAATGCAGGGTTAACTAATGAAGTAGGTGCTAATGTGTTTAGTTACTTTAAATCAAACCCTAATGGATTAGGTACTAACTATACGATACGAATACTGGTAGATAAAAATTCACCGGAATTTGCACCGAGAAGGTATGCTGTAGTAGAAAACGCACAAGGTATAGTGGTTTTAAAAGGGCCACCGTCATTTAGTTCTTCTACAAGAATACTGGTAGACGAAATAAAATTTAGAATTAACAATCAACTTCCATAAACTAACTATTTATATATATGAAACTAGATCAACTACGTAAAATTATTCGCGAAGAAGTAAGATCAGCTGTCAAGGAAGAGTTACAAGAAGTAATGAACGAGGCAGTTAAAGCAGCGAGTAAACCAACATTTACACCAGCACCCGCTAAACCTGTTCAAGTAGAACAGAATGCACCAAGCAAGATAAACCCAGTAATGGGAAAAACTACTTTAGATGAAATGCTTTCAATGACCAAAAAAAACATGACCAATGAAGAATATAAGAATGTATTCTCCGGAACATCGGACATGGTATCACCAGG